GAATTTATAAATTTAATGTAGCCTTGTGTTTTGCAATATAGTTTCCTTTCTTCAACATCTTCAATGCCAGAATACTTTTCCCACAATTCCAATCTTTCTTCAATTGACAATGTTGGTATTTTGAATTGTTCTAAATAATCAAACAAGATTGATAATCCTCCAGCAATAAATGTAAACTTCTTGTCATTCTTTTCGCAGAATCTCATTTGATTTGCATACTCGTTTGCAGTATCTATTGCTTGCTTCTTTAATTCTTGATCACTTGGCTTTTCTTTCAATGGTTCTATTGCTTTAGGTAGGTTCTTTATTTCTTGTCTTGCATAATCTAAATAAGCATTCATTATCCTACCAAAGTATTCACATGAAAAGTTTTCATAACATTTAGCATCTACCTGTAATTTGCCTGAAACTGCCATTTCAAATGCAATCTTAATTTCTTCTGGTGTTTGATTACCAAAATTAGATCTAACAAAATTGGTTAATACAAATTTTTCTTCTTCAGTTGGTAGATTGTTGCCTCGTAAGCCAACCAAAAGCATTGAATAGCGCAATACTTCCTTTATGTCTTCTTCGTTCCTTACACGCAAACTATGAGTGCTTTGTGCCTGTTGTATTGCTATTGCACTACCACTTCCTAAGTGCTTCCATTCTTGCTGCACTTGTACCAAGTTTTTCAGTTGTATTTCCATTGTTAAATTGTTGTTTAGGTTCAAAAATACCTGAATAATTATTAGATATTGAATGATTAACTGCAAGTTCTAATTCTTGTTCGCTTTTATTTTCCCAAGTTTTTAATAATTCTTTTTTACCACTAGGAGTATAAGATTGTTTTTTTTCTTTTTTATGTTGAAACCATTTATTAAAAATTTCTTCCCTTAATGTAATCTCTTTATTTCCAAAAAAATTATCAAAACTTGCTTTTACTACTCTTTCTTTATTATTACTAATATTACTAATATCTTTTTTACTATAATCTTTATTACTATTATCTGACGTTTTTCCTATAATAGGATTTTCCTCATTAGGGTTTCCTGTTATTAGGTTTTCCTCAATAGGAATTTCATATAATAGGTAATCAACTACCCAAAAACCTTTATTATTTTGGTATCTATTTCGTACTAAATAACCAAAATTTTCTAATTCTTTTAAAGCAGATATTACACTTGGTAAGCCTTCCTTTACTTGCTTTGAAATACGTTCAGCAGAAAACTCCCAGTTATCAGGTTTCGATTGAATATAGGCATACATTCCTTTTGCCTTAAATGAAATATGAATGCTATTTAGCAAATCATTAGGTATTGTTCCATACCTATTTTTAATAATTAATTTACCCATTTTTCAAAATAAAAAAGCCAGTCTGCGTCGGAGTGCAAAACTGGCTTTGGTTATTTAACCTATTAAATTACCCAAGAACTCCGACCCTCTTGGTTAATTGTTTACAAATATAATTACTTTAAACTGATTTGCACAATCTTTTGGTAAAATAACCAGTATAAATTGGGTGATCTAATTCAAATAATCTTGCATAATCCGATGTATAATTATTGTTAACCTTAAATTTATCGTTACCAGACACCATTGTTTGCCATCTAATGACTTCAAATATCTGTTTAGATCCTAATCTAATGTAACCTCTGTTGATTAGTTGAAATGCCAATCTTTTAAACTCCACATAGATTTGTGGGTTATCTTGGTGATAGTGTTTGAAACTTGTTTTCATTTTTTTGTTTTTTAGGTATTAAGTAAAGTTTTTTATAATCTTTCTGCAATTGCTTGCTTATATGGTCTTGCCATTCGTTAAATGATAACTTTTTCATTGGTTATAAACTTTTGTAATAAGTTCAACAACTATTGCAAAGATCCAGCAACAAATGATCCCTACAATTCCAACCATTGTTAAAAATTCTGCAGTATTAGTTGATTGCGATTTTTTCCCTTGATTTCTCATGTTCTTCTATTAGTTTATTTTTAACACTAATCCATTCTTTTAATACTTCTTCTTCATACATTGAAAAATAATCTTTCTTTTTGTATTCGAATTTATTGATAATTCCTGTAACATTATCAATCGTGTACTCTCTTGCTGAAAAAGGAATAACACCCTTTTCTTTTAAATTTTTAGTTACCAGTTGATACGCATATCTTTTTTTAAATTGTTTCATATTAATTTTTATTAAGTTCTATTTCCATTTCTTCGGTGATTATTATATCCTCACCATATTCTTCTAATTCATTCCACTTTCTTTTTGCTTTTAAGTAAGGCTCAATTTCATCCTCTGAAAATGTGAATCTTGACCTATCTAAAGAATCAATCCAATGGAACATATATGTTTTCTTTTCCATGATTAAAACGGTAAATCTTTTTTAGGTTCTTGTGTCTTGTAAGTCATTGCTCCAGATCCACTTGGCTTTGCTTCCCATGTATCAAGTTCAACATAGTACTTACCATTTTGAGATTGATTAATCTTTAAGTTAACCCATCCATTCTTTGAGTTTGCTGAAATAAACTCTGCTGCTTCTTTAGAATTAAGGGATAAATTCCCAATTACAAATGTTGGTGCATTTTCATTTCTTTTGAAGATGAATCCTTTTGCGAATACTTTTTCTGTCTTTTCCATTTTTATTTATTTGATTGTTAAACTTAATTTTTTAGTTGAAAATAATGATATAATATCTTTGTTATTATTTATAAATTCAGATTTCTCTGCATATAAAGCATTTAATTGATCTAATGAATTACATCCATCAATCATAATCTTCCATCCTGCTAATGGCAACACAGAAGGTATTGGCTTAGCCTCCACTTGTGTGCCTGCTGCATCTGTATCTTTGTCAGTTATTAAGCCAAGCATTGAAGATAAAGAGTATCTACGATAATAAGTAACTCCAGAACCATAAGATTGATATTCATTCATTGCTCCTAATTTAACCTTTGGAATGCTTGTAAACGATTCTAAAGATTCGCCTGATTCGACATGAAACAAAATGGTTTTAATTCCATCGTTCTCAAGTAATTGGCTAAAGCATAACCCATTCTTTTTGAGCAATGGATTAATAACTGAAAAGATTTGTGGTAAATCGGCATAAGTGTAGTTATGACCTTTGGTATCCTTATGAATAACAGGGCATTCATTTTGGAAGTTGGATAATGATTTAATTAAGTTTTTCATTAGTCTAAGATTAATTGTTGAAAATTTGATTTGTATTCTCTTTCTTCTTTGGCAACCCTTGCCCAAAAGTCGTAATTATTATTACAATACCATGTGCAGAAATAAAACCCTGCTTCATCTTGAAATTTTGCTTTGTAAGTTTTCATTGTCCTAAGATTATTGGGCAGATATGCCAGATTAAAATATAAAAAAAGATTGTAATTGCAATAGAACCAATTAATCCTTCTGGATCTTGTTGGTAAAAGGTTTTGATTTTGTTAGTTAGATTTTTCATCTGTTATTGTTTAAGTGTTCACAAATATAAAAGGAATAATTGAAATAAAAAACTTTTAATAAAATTATTTTAAATATTTATTGAATATAAAAAATCCCTACCAGCAAAGCCAATAGGGAAATTATAATAATACTTAAACCATTTAACTATGAAAAGACAAACCTACAAATATTTATTTAAAATACTATTGTCCTTTTCAAATTTAACTCTTGCGGAGTATGCTTCAATCTCAGTAATAAAAGTACCCAAAGCATATTTTTTATTATTGATTTGAATTTGCGCTTTCCATTTATTGTATTTTTCAACATAGCTAACTCCTAAATATTTACTTGAAAAGTTTCTATTTTTAATTTTATGTGCTTGATTTTCAAAATGAGTAACCCATTCTAAATTGTACATAAGATTATTTTTCCTATCGCCATCTTTATGATTTACTTCTTTTTTATTTTCTTTATTTTCTAAAAAAGTTAATGCCATTAATCTATGCAGTTTAAATTTTTTAGTTTTCCCATTCTTACTTAATCCGTGATATAAGTATCCATATTTATCTACATAAGATTTTATTATCTTTCCAGTAGTAATATTTTTAACCTGGCAATAATTACTTATTTCGTAATTATCAAATTCGCAATTAACTTTTTTCCAAATTGACATAAAAATAAAGGCTCAAATCAAAAGTAAATCTGCAACGTTTTACCAATGAAATGAGCCATTAAAGTTTTTGATAGCAGTTGCAGTTGCTCTCACAAATATAATACTATTTAATTATTTTACCATCTCTTATTTGAATATTATCCACCATACTTTTCCCATTATTTATTTCAACTATTGCGAAACCGTGGTTGTGATGTGAGAAAGGCATATATTTAGGACTAAGAAGCGTTAGGCAACCAGTAGTGTAGGTATTAATAAATTGCTTCATACTTGTTTTACGCTGAGTGCAACTCGTTCTATGAACGTGTCCTATAAGAGTATTACATAAAGTTTTATTTAGCAAGTTTTGTGATGGGTTAATACCCCCAGCGCCATACCACTCATGTCCGTGTCCAACAAGTAAGTCTCCCATCTCCATTCCTTGCCAATCTTCAACCATCGTAATGCCTAATTTATCAAGCCTAAAAAATACATCAAATTGTAAGTCGTGCAACTGAGCAAACTCCTCAGCTTGTAATTGTAATGACCTGGCGAATCGATTCTCATGGTTGCCTAACTTATAATAAATTGGAATCGTTCTAAATATATCCCTAAGCCTTTGCAAGAAATCCCGATTCATATCGACTTCTCTTTTAAAATCCCTCATATCCTTTTCCTTTTCGTGCCTGGAAATAGAATAAAAGTCTTGGATATCTCCATTAAGATACAAGCAATCAATTTCTTGATCTTTTAAATGTTTAATAGCGCAAGTCAAAGCAGTCAAGTCGTGATAAGGAAAATGAATATCAGATAAGATTCCAATCTTCTTTAAATGCGGAGGCAGTTTAGCTGAAATATATTCTTTGCCAATGCTATCTTCAATACCAAAGTTGTCTAAAGTATCAAGATTATAGTTTACGACTACTGGTGGCATCTCTTGATTAACTGCCTGCAAAGACCTATCCTTTGCCAAAATATTGTACTGGCTCATTAATTTCCTTAATGAATTTGGACTTTTATATCCATACATTTCATAAAATGAATTGTAAAAATCCGTTTTGCTAAGATTTGTTGAAAAGAAATGCTCCCTAATCTTAACTAATTTATCGTCCTTGTTCATATTCCTCCATTATAACATCAACTAAAAATTCAATATTGTTTAAAACTTTCATGCGTAGTGCAAACCCTGCATCATCAATGTACTGAATATTTTCCATGACATCCATCATAGTTTCAAGAAGATCGTTTGCTTTGCTTCTTTTATTTTCTATTTGCTCAATCGTTTTGTTTGGCATCAATAGATATATTTAAAATAAACCCAGACAGAAATTAATAATCCTTGAATTAGCATCGTTAATATTGCCCATGTAGGAATCACTTCTTTAACTATTCTTTCAAAGGTTATATGCTCGGTTTCTTTTAATTTAGATTGGTATTGTTTTTCGTACACATTCTTTATTGAATCTATATCGATTGTGGCTTTGATATTTCCCTTGTAAGACCTTATTATTATCTTGCCTTGTGGTATTGTTATCTTGCTATAAAATCGTGTCAGTAAGCCTAAAGAATCACAAGGATTCTCAATGATTAAAGTGTCTTTGACAGAATTAAATACATGGACTATTTTTTCTGTCCTAAAGGTATCTATTTTAATAATAGAATTTTGTGTTTCTACCTTGCTTGTCTTGCAAGATATAATGGTAAGAAGTATAAGTAGGATTGCTAATTTGTTTGTCATGAGAAATAAAGTTTGGATTCTGCTTGCCTTCGTAATGTTAAACCTTTGACTGGAACTCCTTTGACTTTATTCCAAATCAAAAATTGGCTTTCAATAAATTTGTCATTAGGATTAGCATTGACTTTTTTAAGTAGTGTGCTTTTCTTCAATGCACCTGTGCCGACATTATAAGCAAATGATACTAAAGCATCAAATTGGTTTTGGGTAATGTCATCTCTTGTAAATGAATCAACAGAACTTTCATAATGCTTTAAAACATTTAAGAAGATTTCAGTTGCTCTTGCTTGGGTAATCTCTGGATCAGTCATCCTTACCTTTGTACCATCTGGATAGTATGTGCATCCAATTGATATTGTCGGAATACCTGCAGGACATAGATAAGGTTTTAACCTAACTCCCTCAAATCTTTTTAGCAGGTCGAGTCCTTTTTGGCTTATCTTCATCAAGTTTGCTTCTAAGTTCTATATTCTCGCTTCTAAGACTATGTATTTCAGCCGTTAACGTTTCTACTTTGGCTTTCAAATCAGCAACTTCTTGCTTCATATCGTTTGCCATCTCTCGCCAAATCTTAATTGCTTCTTGGACATTGGTTATCTCGCCAGCCTCAACTTCAACCTGTGCTTTTTTTCTGCCAAAAATCCATGTGATTATTGATGCAAAGAATGCAGTCAATGTTGGCAAGATAACTTCATTCCAATGTTCCATTACTTTTTAAGTGCTTTTAAAATTTGTGCTTTTGCAATAATTGCAAAGTTTTCATTGTCTTTGACAAATGATGTAAATGTTTCAAGATCAGATGAATCAAGTTCTAATGATTCTCCTTTGTTTAGTGCTAATGCCCATTCCCAGAATTTCAAGGCATCTCCTTTAGATTGTTGAACTAATGAATTGGCAACTACTTTTCCTGCATTGGCATTTTCAATGATGTTACCATCAAGATCCAATAAGTTAAAATTTAAATCAATCTTCATTTTTTGTTTTGTTTAGATTAAAAATTGTGTAAATATATTATTTGTTTTTTAAAATTGTTATTTCTGCTGATAATTCTTGGATGGCTTTAACTAAATAAAGACTTAAATTAGATAAGTTAGTATCAAAATATTCTTCACCATTAATTTTTAATGTACCTACCATTTCTGGAAATATTTCTTTTAGTTCTTGTGCTATAAATCCTGATACTTTTCTTGCTCTTGTTTCTTCATCATATCCTGATGCTTTATTATAATTAAATGATACAGGATTTAATAAATTAATCTTATCTAAAATTGTAGTATTATTTAATGGTTCAATATTTTCTTTTAATCTTCTATCAGAATAGTTGGTCCAAAGTGTATAACCATTAGCACCCGGTTGTCCATTAAGATTAAGTTTATAACCGCTGTCAGTTGTCGTTCCAACAAGAATATTCCCACCACTCGTAATTCGCATGCGTTCGGTACCATTAGT